AAAAAATAAAATAAAATTCTGAAAAACTCAGAATCTGAACTTTTCAGACGGATTTGCAGAATTTGTTAACGTTTTGAGGGCTTGACAGGAAAATCTGAACTCGGTATACTACTCTCAGCAGTCGAGGTGTCAAGGAATAGTGTAGTTATATGAAAGAAGAAATAGAGTCTGATGAGAGAAAAGCTCTAATAGGCCGTTCTGGGGTATCCAAAAGGGCAAGCGAGAGAATATCTAACGAAGCACTGAATAGGCTTAACAGTTCTGATACAAAACCTAAGATTTACTGCACTTGCACAGATCCTAAAGTCAGAAGAAGTTATACGACACGAACGGCCGTTGTTGAGTATTGCGGGTTCTGTTCTCTCCTCATCAAGTCGAATAAAGAAAACAATGATAATCAATAACGATGAAGCGTCGAAAAGACTTAACAGTCCGTTAAATTTAATTAATCGTCTGAGAGAATCGAAGACGAATGCTAAGGCTAAAGCCGCAATGAGCATATTCATCCCGCCGAAGAGAGAAGAGAATAAGCCAAGCGTGTTCAAGGCGGATATACAAAGCATAGAACCAGACATAAACAAGGCTGAGACACTTGATTCGATATTAGAGAATAGTGAAACTCAAATAAAACTAGGACTAGCTCATGATTCTGCTCTTAAGTTGTTAAACAATTCAATAACTCGTCTTTCTAATAACATTGAAGACGTAAGTCCAGCGAAGCTGCCAGCCGCAATAATGGCCGCAAGCAAGGTCGTAGAGAGCATTCGGCGAGAGCGTGCGGAAGCGTCTAAAAACAATAAAGACCGAGAAGTCCACTATCACTTCTACACGCCTGAGCAGAAGACAATAGAACAATACGAAATCATTGATGTTCAATGATAGATGAAATTAAGTGGCTGAATCTGTTGCAGGAGTTATTGCCGCTGATATTCCAAAACAATCAGTTGGATTGCAAGTACAGCCATCTCTTCCACCAGATACAACTAGTGAACAAAACCTTGTTTCTGCAGGACAGAGGAAAGTAAATCTAATATGGGAATACACTCAATCAGTAATTTCAGTAGCCGTTGTGTTAGCTAATATGATAGTAGCTACTTATGATGGAATAGCTCAGACAGCTCCGCCGTTTCCGACTGTATTAAGTTCGGCATTGTTTCTAGTCGTCGGCTTTTATTTCTCTAGAACGAATCATTCAGCAATAGGTGGCGTTGGAGCTAAGCCGGTGACTCAGTATGAAGGGCGATGATGAGGTTAATGAGATAATTGTAAAATTATTTCAGAAGTTGCAGTTGATGAAAAAGAAAAGTCCAGAGTACGAAGAGATGATAAAGAAGATTAGAGCTATCGTGGATTCGATAAAGAAAGAATCAGAGTGAAATTTAGTTTAGTCCTCACAACGGCCGTTCTGTTCATATTCTGTCCGAGTGTGGCGAGGACACAACCAACAATTTTAGATCCTCCCAATCCTACGTGGAGTAATACTAATGCCGCAAATATTGCTTCGTATATTCCTGTAGCCGCAAGCATCGTATACGATTCGTATAAATCTTATAAAAGCCAAGACAGGAAGCATGCTTTTCTGATGCAAGGAATAAGAACAGGAAGCAATCTCGGAGCAGCAGAATTAATCAAATTAGTTGTTCATAGAATCCGTCCAGACCTATCAGACAATAAATCCTTTCCTTCAGAACACACCGAACTTAGTGCAATGGGAACTTCAATAGCCGTTAGCATTCCATTAGCAGCAGGAACGGGCTATCTAAGGATGGCTGCAAACAAGCATTTCCTAACTGATACAATTGCAGGGCTTGGAATTGGTTTCTTGACTGGCCGTTATATTAAATAGAATAAAAAGAGAGAAAATAATGCTAACTAATGTAGAAAAAGAATTGCTTTATCCATTAGCTGCATGGTCAGCAGCCGGTTTGATATTAGCAGCTTATGAGATTTGGGCATATTTTACAGGTCATACCCTTCTATCTGATTCAGTTTGGATTCTTGTTTACAGTAAATACGGTCCTCTTCTACCGTTGATAGTTGGTATCTTTCTTGGTCACTTCTTCTGGTCAGGAGAAAAAGGAAGTTAAAATGAATTGGGGAGCACTTCTAACGACAGTCTTAAACGTCTTCGAGAAGAATCCTCAACTAGCTGAGACTCTTCTCACATCTCTATTGAATCTATTCGTATCTCAACCTCCTCTATTAGCTAAAGCTGTTAGTATCGGATTAGCACATGCCGCTGCGGCCGTTCCCGCACCATCAACACATTTAGCGAGCTGAAATGAATCTACATCTTCTCCTGTTAGTATTTGCATTTGTACTCTTTGTACTAGCTGCTATTCCATTCACTCCTACAGAACCATACTGGAATCGTCTTTGTGCAGCAGGATTGGCTTGTTGGGTAGCCGCAAGCCTATTTGGATAGAGTAATGCAGTTATTTACATTAGCTAGTGGCAATGTAATAAATCTAGTTCAGGTTGTAAGCATTGAGAGTCTAACTATTCATATGACTAATGGAACATCAATTACAATAACAGCAGAAGATAAGATTAATATCTTGCGGCTTCCTGTGATTGTAGTTTAATATTTATTCGAGCGACCGAAGGGAGTGAGAATGGCAACAGTAGTCGCAGCAATGAGTGGGGTTCCTTTTCAACAATTAGTAGCTACAACTACTGGAACAGGGACTGTATTAGCCATTCCTATGAGCTTTAGAAATCATACTTGGATTATAACCGGAGCCGCTGGGATTACAGCAGGTTCGGTTCAAATAGAAACAGGAACAGATCCTACATTAGATACAGGAACATGGGCCGCAGTAGGGGCCGCTGTGACTCCATTAGCTAGCACTGATTTACTTGTTCAAGCAACAGGTATATTTGAGTTTCTTAGAGCTAGAGTAGCCACAACTATTTCTGGAGGTGGTGCTCCTTCTGTTACTGTAACTTATTTAGGTGGAAAGAGCTTCTAATGTTTGGATTGCTTCTTGGTTTCTTTTTACAGACAACAACGACAATCACAAGACCTACAACTTTATCGTTTGCACAATCAGCTACAGGCTCAGTAACAGCAACTTGGACGGCTAATCCTACAACAGATAATGTTGTAGTTTACAGGTTATACTACGGAACGGCCCCTGCTACATATACATTTCCAACTATAGATATTGCAGCACCTGCAACTAGTGTTGTTGTATCTAATCTAGTTCAAGGAACTACATATTATTTTGCACTACAGGCTAGAGCCGCTGTGATGGTATCGGCATTATCAACGGAAGTTAGTTATACAGTTCCTCAAACAAATCTCTGTCTAGACTCAGGTGGTAATAACGTTGTTCAGCTTCGTGTTTTGAGCTTTACAAATTCACTAGCCGCTGGCGGTTTGGGACAATTACTGTGGACAATAACTTCAGTTAATAGAATAGTTACTATTACGGCGACGTTGAACGGAATAGCCGTTTCTACGATAGACGGTTCTGATTCAATGAAATTGGACTTGTCGAAAACGGCCGGTGTGAATTTTAATGCTCCAGTCATTTCTGGGTCATACACATTAGTCGTGAGTGCAGTAGATGTTAATGGTTGTAAAGCTGATACTAGTAGTGTTAATCGAGTAATTAATGTTCCTTGATTCCTGGAGAAAGTTGAAGAAGAAAGTGAGTGACGTTTACAACATCACAATAAACATCGGTAGGAGAAGAAAGAAGAGAATAAAGAAGTTAGTTCTTAGATTCAGCAAACCGGTCGAGAAGACTTCAACTACACTAGGAGAAACAATGGCAACAACAGCAGCCGCAGTGATGACAGACACGCAGAAACTCTCTGCAACAATAACTCCAGAAGATGCAAATGGGAATACTGTTCCTATTCCTGATGGAGATTCAGTAGTTTGGACATCTTCAGATCCTACAGTAGTTACAGTAACTCCATCAGTTGATGGCCTTTCGGCCGTTTGTGCTAGTGTAGGAAAGGTTGGTTCAGTAACTATTAATGTAGTGATTAATAATTCAGCTACTCCACCAGCTGCCGTTGCATCAGCTAGTGGAACTATTCAGGTCACAGCGGCCGGAATTAGCCAGATTGGAATTAGCTTCGGAACTCCTGCGTAGAAGCATCGAGCGAACGAAGTGAGTGAGATAAGAAAGAAAATGCCGAATTATCCTCAGACTGTAATTGACTTGGGGAAATCAATTGCTTTTGCTGAGGGATTCGGCGTGCTAGGATCAACTCCAACCAGAGCCCATAATCCAGGTGATTTAAAGATTCCAAATTGGAATGGTGCCGTTACTGGGTCAGAAGGAATCTCTGTATTTTTGACAGACGAGCAAGGTTGGAATGCTTTGTATGACCAGCTTTTGAGAATTCAGATTGGTCATTCACACGTCTATAATACTCTAATGACTTTTCAGGAGTTTAGTAGTCATTGGACGGATACGCAAGAAACGGCTTGGATAGACAATGTAATTTATAAATTGAATGAACTTGGTTATTCAGTAGCTAGGAATACACAACTTAGAGAATACTTCAGTCAGTATAATGGGAATCTCAGTAGCTAACGGCATCGTTTCTGGAGATCCCGGCAACGGATTCTACGAAGATTATCTTCGAGATAGGAATATCAAACCACACTCAGTTCAAGAAGAACTTTTAACACTCCCGGATAAGATCTTCGAGGCATTATATGGTGGAGCAGCCTATGGAGGAAAGAGTTGGATTCTCACTCTCCTCCCATTATTCAGGGGTTTTTACAAATTTAGAGGATACAAAGGAATTATACTTAGAAACAAATTCCCAGACCTTGAACGAGAAATCATCAGACTTAGTAAAGAATATTATCCTAAGACCGGAGCTAAGTACAATGAGCAAAAGCACTCCTGGGAATGGCCAGAATACAACTCATATCAAGACTTTGGTCACGTTCAGCACTCTTCTGACATCGCTATGTATGATAGCTCTCAGTATAATTATTGTGCATTCGACGAACTCACCCATTTCTCATCTTATCCTTATCATTACATGGTCGGTTCTCGTGTTAGACCTAGTAGCTCTTTTAATATTGCTATTGTCAGAAATGGTTCAAACCCGGGAGGAATAGGCCAGACTTTTGTTTATGATAGATTTGTTAAACCGTATGAAGATGGACATCGTATTATTCGGGATATTAACACAGGTTTGCTACGAATATTCATTCCTGCTAAAGCAGAGGACAATCCTTATGGTATGGAATATGATCCATTATATGTTAAGAAACTTGAAATACTCAAACATGTCTCCGAAGCCGAATATCGTGCAAAGAGATTCGGAGATTGGCATGCGTTTAAAGGTTCCGTTTTCACTACCTTCCGACCTATTAGATTTCCAGGTGAACCAGATAACGCACTGCATGTTATTAAACGATTTCAAGTACCTGAATGGTGGCCAAGAATATTGTCAATTGATTGGGGAAAACGGGCAATGTGTCATGCGATGTGGATTGCTATTTCACCAGATCATAGAGCTTACGTTTACAGAGAACGAGCATGGTTTGGACGAGACATTCCATTCTGGGCAAGTGAGATAAGATCTATTCACGCTGAGTTTAATGAATTGCCAGTTCATACTGTTCTGTGTGGTTCGGCATGGCAGAATCGTGGAAGTGAAATTATTGCTGACGAATTTCAAAGATATTCTGATCTTGTTCCATCATCATCTGAGAATACTGCCGGAAGTCGAGTTGCTGGTTTACAGTTGATTCATGATTTTCTACGCTGGGAAAAGAAGACCTCCTTAAGAACTAAAAATGAGTTTTATGATCTTCAATTAGCTCAAGAAATCTATAGAAAATATGGTCCTAATGCACTGGAAAATTACAAGAAGCAGTTTTATGATGAACCAGAAGAAGAGAATCTTCCAGTTCTACAGATATTTGAGGAATGCAAGATTCTAATAGATACGATTCCAATGTGTATTTATGCTGAAGATAAACCTGGCCGTCCTGCTGAGGATATTGCAGAGTTCGAGGGAGATGATCCTATTGATAACTTGAGATATGCCTGCAAAGCGGCTAAAAGATTCATTGCCGGTGAAATTGTCGGATTGGACCTAGCGGCCAAGAAACAAGCAATTCTAACAGATTACAATACAGATAATGATACAACTAGAATGTATAGAAGACTAGAAGCAATCGAGATGCACGACCAACACACATTGCAGGATTGTATTCCTGTGTCGAGACGTTCAAGATTTGCAAGGCATAGGATTCATTAATGGAAATTAACCAGGATGGATATGATGGGTTCACTCTTGATATACAAGTTTATCGAAATTATGGAGATAATTGTTGGGCTCAAGCACATTATCTTGTGCATGGAGTAGATGATGTGATGTGGACTGATAGTCTAGATGAAGCTATTGAATATCTTAAACAAGAATTAAAACGGCCAGAGTTAGTTGGAATGAAAAATGACTAGATTCTTTCTTAGACTGTTCGGAATTAGAGATTTTGAACCCTGCTCTAGCTGTGAGAATCTAAAAGAACAACTCAGATATGAAAGAGAGAATAATCAGCATTTAACTGACACATTAATATCAATCGTTAAACCTAAAGTTGTTGAATCTCCTCCGATTGAAATAAATCAGATAGCCGCTAGCTCTGCATTATTTTCTAGGCGACGAGCGGCATTAGAAGAGAGAGACAGACAGGAAGCTATGATAAAGAAGAGTAGTACTAATCTAGGAAAGCCTGATGATTCTTTAAGAGATATTCAAAAGGGTCAGAATGTAATGTCTGTTAGTCAGTTGGAGAGTGAACTCGGAATTGAGGAGAAAACAAACTAATGGCAAACGCAGCACCGGCAACAGTCACTACATCATATCCTACTGGACCAGGACAAGCATTGAGTTCAGTTAAATTCACTGATGTTAATGGTATTGAAGTTGATTTTCTACGTAATTTGTTGAAGATTACTAGGTCTGGCTCTGGAAGCACTCTGGTATGTGCATACGATGCCGCAGCGACTGTTACATGGACTATTGCTAATGGTGTTAGCACTCTCGTCTTCACTTAGTTTTAATGGAGTAGAAATTGGCAAATCAACCAATAATCATTGGAACAGTTAAAGTTACGGCTAAAGACATAAACGGGAATAACATTGCTAAGCAATACAATTCTGTCTATTCATTGTCATTTGATTATAATAAAGGTATGGTTAGTCTTGTGGATGTTACTGGACAGTATTATTTTCCATTAATTCCTATGACTACATTGACATACACAATGACTCCTGGTCCTAGTGCAACACACACTATCGTAATGAGTTAGTATGGCTGTTTGGAACTCATCCAGCCTAGGCTTCAGTGATTTAAATGGTAGTAGACATAGTAGTGGCTTGTTAAAGAATTTAACTGAGCGTATTAGCAAACAGCATCTAAGCGAACATAAGATGTTTGGCAGTAAGAGAGGGAAGACAGGAAGCGACCTAAAAATAGGAAAGCTATTTCGACGTAAAGGTAAAGGAACTGGTCAACAACCTAACAGTTCTCCGCGGCCCGGAAAGAATATGAAATATGGAGGAAATGTAGATTCATCATCAATAAGTCCTTCGACGAAAGAGTTTGATAGAATGATGTCTACTATTGGAGGAAAGAGTTCTAAAGGATTTGGTGGAGCCGGAAAGAGGCTGTTTCAACGTAAGAGCTTCGGATAATGAATAAAGATAAAGAACCATCTATTCCTGTCTCGGCGTTGCGGGCACTCCTCAGAAAGCCGAACGTGGAGATCATCGAACTGCGCTACCTACTCGCCGCCCTCTGTGACGAGCAAGAGAAGAAACAAATAGAAAAGAATAATGATGAGTAAAGACTTCGATGATGAGATTGCTTCTCTGTTGAAGACTGTCGGTGATCACTTCGACAAAGAAGATAGGATGACTCGTGAAAGACAAATTCGACATTGGAGACGTCTCAAGCTTTACTGGGCTAACTTTAGTCAAATCTATTGGAGTGAAATTGCCCATGACTATAGAATCTACAATAGAGACATCAATGCAATCGACACTGATCAAGATTATTATGATAAACCGGTTAATATCTTTAAGGCCTTTCTAGAAACTATTATTGCGGCACTTTCAATTCAAATCCCAGCTATAAATTGTGTTCCGGACGACGCCGACAATCCACTAGACTTACAGACGGCTAAAGCTGGAGATGAAATTTCTAAGTTAATCTATAAGCATAACGATGTGATGTTTCTGTGGCTTCACGCTCTCTACATATACTGTACAGAAGGGATGATCTGCTGCTACAGCTATCCTAAAGCCGATAAAAAATATGGAACATATGATAAGCCTAAATATAAAGATGAAGAGATTCAAGCTAAGGTCTGTCCTCAATGCGGCGCCAGACAACCAGATGAAGCTTTTAGCGAAGAGGAAGAGTATGAATATGAGCCAGACGATGATGATGTAGATATTAAGAATGCTATTTCTAAAGGACCAATCTGTCAAGAATGCGGAGCACAGCTAGATAAAGACTTACAGAAGACTAAGCTAATAGTTCCAAGATTAGTCGGAGTAACGGCCGAACCAAAGAGTAGAATTTGTTTAGAAGTATATGGAGGATTATACGTAAAGGTTAGCAATACAGCAAAGTGTCAAGAAGACACTCCTTATTTGATTTATTCGTACGAAACTCACTTCTCCAATGCACTAGAGTGTTATCCAGACTTGCGTGAAAAGATTCCACATGGTGGTTGGAGTAATATTGGCGTCAACGACCCCTACGAGCAATATGGAAGGCTAAACACTCAATATCGGGGAGAGTTTCCAGAAGAGAACGTAACAGTTAAAAATAATTGGCTAAGACCGGCCGCATTCAACGTATTGCCTGACGAAGATTATAAGAAATTAAAAAGAAAATTTCCTGACGGCTGCCGTTTTGTTACTGTGAATGACATTCCAGCAGAATATGAAAATGAAAATTTAGATGATTTTTGGACTCTGACTGAGAATCCAATGAGTGACTTCCTGAATCATGATCCACTTGGAGAACTTCTAACTAACATTCAGGACATTGTTAATGATTTAATCTCTCTGACATTGCAAACTATTGAGCATGGCATTAGTCAAACATGGGCCGATCCGGCCGTTGTTAATTTCACAGCTCAACGGCAAATAGAAGCAATGCCAGGTACTATCACTCCTACAAAACCAATATCAGCATCAAAGAGTGTAGGAGAGGCATTCTATTCGTCGAAGACAGCTTCATTAGCTCCGGAAGTGTTCGCATTCTATAAGATCATTCAGGAGATGGGTCAATTCGTTTCTGGAGCGCTTCCGAGCATATTTGGAGGAAATCAAGCCGCTGGCTCGTCAAGAACAGCTAGTGAATATGCAATGTCTAAAGGCATGGCATTGCAGAGATTACAAACTCCATGGCGAATGATGACAATCTGGTGGAAGAAGATCTTCGGGAAAGTCATCCCGATGTACATCAAAAATTTACATGAAGATGAGAGAGTTGTTGAGAAGGATGAACAAGGTAACTTCATTAATGTGTTTATTAGAAAAGCTGAACTTGATGGCCGCATTGGAAGTATCGAATTAGAACCAGATGAGAAACTTCCAATCTCAGATGAGCAACAAGCTGATTCGATTATGCAGTTATTTCAGATAAATAATCAAGAGGTCACTGCGGCATTAATGGATCCAGAGAATCTTCCATACATTGCTAAAATCATTAAGATTCCGGAATTTAGAATTCCAGGTGAAGATGATAGAGAGAAGCAGTTTGAAGAGATCAATGAACTTATTAATGCCGCACCAATACCTCCTGCTCCGCAGGAAATACAAGCATTCCAACAAGCTCAACAACAAGGACAACCTGCGCAGCAGCCGCAAGAGAAACCGTCGGTAGAGATAGATCCAGATGTAGATAATCATCAGATTGAAGCTGCTATCTGTAAAACATGGCTAATCTCTTCAGCCGGTAGGCTGGCGAAGAGAGAAAATCCTAATGGATATAAAAATGTGCTGCTACATATGAAAGCTCATTTGCAGGTTATTCAGCAGCAAGCTCAAGCACAACAACTACACGATGATCAGATGAAACTGGCGATTGGAGCAGATACAAAGAAAGTTGGAGAACCTCCGGGTAGTGCTAATCCTGCAAAGCCTAAGCAACCGGAAAAAATAAAGACTGGAGCACAAGGTGCCAACAGAAGTCCTATCGGGTAATTCTAATATTAGTAGTAAGATTCCTACGCCCAAAACGGCCGATGATATTAATGATCTCTTCAAGGAGATAGATAATGAAAAGCCTGAATCTAAAGCTAAAGAGGATGATGACTCTAAAAGAACTAAAGAAGGAGATAAAGAAACTAGAGAACTTCCTGAAAAAGACGAAGACGAATTAGAACTATCTGAGCCTGAAGAAGATACTGAAAAGTTAGATCTCAGCGAGGAACGAAGTGACGAGCTGGATATTCAGACTGCTCCTAGAAAGAAGGAAATCCTAAAGAAATATCCTGAGTTATTTAAAGACTATCCATTTCTCGAAAAGATGATGTATCGTGATAAGCAATGGAATGAAATCTTTGGTTCATTTGATGACGCAAGAGAATTAGCAGATAAAGCAGAGATCTTTAGCAGCTTCGAGAGTCAACTTCTAGCTGGAAATACGGCAGAAATCCTTAAAGAAGTAAAGGAAACTGATAAGAAAGCATTTGATACGATAGTTGATGATTATCTTCCTACTCTTGCGAAGGTTGATAAAGAGGCTTATTTTCATGTAGTGGGCAATCTCAATAGAAGATTGATTATGGAAATGGTTCAGGAAGCTAATGACACGAATAATGATGATTTGAAGCAGGCCGCTCTGCTCGTCAACCAATTCGTTTTTGGGACTAGCAAGTTTACTGCTCCGTCGAATAGAGTTGAGAAAGATAAAAATGCCGAGCAAAGCGAGGCAGAACAAGAAAGATTGAATTTTGTTAAAGAACGCTTTGAGAGTGCTAGAGATGACCTTCAAACAAAAGTTGACAACACTCTTAGAGCGACTATATCAGATTATATTGATCCTAAAGGAGTCATGACGGCTTATGTTAAAAAGAATGCTGTTACTGATGCGATGCGTATACTATCTAATTCTATTGCAAGCGATAGTTCTGTTGTTAAGAATCTTGACACTCTTTGGCGAACTGCCTTCAACAGTAAATTCTCGAAGGATAGTCTTGGAAAGATTCAATCATTCTATCTTTCTAAGGCTAAAGGAAATCTTAAAAATGCAATACTCAAAGCTCGTAGTGAAGCTTTGAAAGATCTGCAACCTCGTCATAAAGAAACAGATGACGAAAGCGAAGAAGAATCTCCTCGGCCGCAGAGGAAAACAATTCCAACTGGCAGACCATCTCGGCCACAAGGTAAAAATGAGATGAAAAAAGGAGAATCCGTAACTGATTTCTTTATGAGGGATTAAAAAGATGCCTGGACAAGTTGTTGAATCTGTTGTTGCTGGCACTGAATTGGAACGAGTGCTTCCGAAGGTAACAACAGTCTTTGAATCTGACGATACATTCTTCGGTAATATTAAGAAGCGAGATGTTGAAGTCGTAAGCTATCGGGAAATGAGAGCCCCGATGGAATTGCGGCCTGGAGGAAGATTTCAATATTTCAATCCTGATGGTGGAGATATGGGTCGAGGTGGTGGTCCTACTTGGGACAAAGCTGTTCTACGCCCTGTATTTCTTTCAGAGAATATTGAATATACCAAGCTGACTCAGTGGAGTACGGATGATAGACGCAAATCAGTAATCAACGCTGTTAGAAGATTAACGGCTGGTGCTACAGTTGAAATTAAAAGGCAACTGGATGCTCAATTGCAGGGTACTGGAACTGGTCAAATAGGAACTATTACTGTTGTAGCCACAGCGGCTGGTGTTGATACATATACATTGGATGCCGAATTTGGCGCTAGACTAATGCGCTATGATCAGGTAGTCCAGGTTTATGATACTACTCTAGCTATATTTAGAGGAAGCGGTGTTATTACATTCTGGGATGTTGAGAATAAAATTATTAACGTAACTCCTTCAATTACTGGAGCCGTTGCTACAGATGTTCTCGTAGTTAATGGTCTATCAAATCCTACTGCACTCCCTGGATTGTATGGTGTTCCATATCATCATAGTAATGCTAGTACAGGCACTTGGTTGGGTTATGATAGAGCTACAACTCCTGAAATTCGAGCTAATCGAGTTAATGGAAATGCGTCAGCTCTAACATTGCCATTGCCAAGGCTTGCAATCAATAAGATTGGTAATAGAGTTGGTATTGATAATAACTTTGATCCTCAGGCTTGGACACATCCTTGTCAAGCTCAGGCTTATGAGGAGATTGGTCAGCTAATTTCTATTATCCATAAAGCACCTAAAGATGAATCTTTGAATTTATATTTTGGTGATAACATGCAGCTTGCTGGAGCACCAATCCGGCAACACTTTAACTGGTCTAAAAAGCGTATTGATTTTATTGTTAGCTCTGTTTGGGGCCGCGCTGAGATTCTTCCAATCGGATTTTATACATCCGACGGTCGTAGAATCTTTGAGCTTCGCGGAGCATCAGGCGGAGTAGCTGCTGCGGATATATTTTACATGGTCGTGGGATTCCAGACATTCGTTCTTAATCCTGCGGCCTGTGCATATATCGATAACCTTGCGATTCCGTCTGGATATTAATCATTAAAAGAAAGGATAAAAAACAATGAGTGACCAACTCTTTCAGAACCTTTCAACTGTTCAATCAGGACTACAGCCTACTCCTATTACAGTAACCGCTGCGGCTACTATTGCACCAACTAACTTCCTAACTGTATTAACTGGTAATACTGCTGTTTCTACTATTGTTCCACCTGTTACTGGAGTGCATATGCTAGCTATTGCTCCTGGAACGACTACTGGTTTTACAACTGGTGGGAATATCGTTCATGGAACAGCGACGGTGGCTGGTATGGTATATCTGTTTATATTTAATCCACTAACAGATTCTGCATTTGCTACAACTGGTGGACACTATTTGCTTGTTTCGTCAACTACTAGCTAGCGGAGACTGGGGCTAGTCATCTTAGGAGGGCTAGCCTCAGATTAAAATGGAAAAGAAAATTTTAATTGGTCTTTCGACTGGTGAGTTTATAAGACGTGCTGAATTTCTGCCGTCTTTCATCAGTCTAGAACGGCCGGAAAATTGCTTTACGGCAACTGTTCATGGGCAGTCGCCGGCTAGAGCTAGAAATATGCTCATTGATCAAGCAATAGAGCATAAATGCACTCATATTCTATTGATAGATGATGATATGATTCCTCCGCGAGACGCGTTAGTTAAATTGCTAGCACATGATAAGGACATTATTACTGCGCTGTATCTCCTTCGTTCATTTCCTCACAGACCTGCAATCTTTGATAAAGCTTACAGCAACGGCAAATGCAAGTTTTTTTCATTGACTCCTGAACTCTCAGGGCTAGTCCAAGTTGTTAATTGTGGATTAGGTTGTGTTCTGATTAATACTGACGTATTCTTAGAATTAGATAAGCCATATGTTAGACTAGGGGAATTAGAACAAGATGAATGGTGTGATGATGTAGGATTCTTCAATCGATGCCGGAATGCTGGATTCGAGATTTGGTGTGATTTAGATGTTAGAGTTGGACATATGACTAATTTGACTATTTGGCCTGAAAAGGTTAATGGAGTATGGCTAACCAATTACAAACATCCTGATGGTAATATTCATATTGCACAGAATATCCTAACTGATGAACAGATAAAAGAACAAGAAGAGAAAAATGACGCTTTAATCAAACATTCTCTGTCTCACGTTTAGTGAGATCATGCTAACGCATGGGAGAATAGGAGAGAAGACAAAATGGCAACAGTAACGATGGATCCTGGGCCTGGAAGTTTTACACCAATTAATATCTGGGCAATGCTTCGTGCAATGGTGAACAACAATGTTCCATTTCTGACTATTAATGGAACTCTTTTTCCGGTCACTAATGGAACTTCAGGAACTTATGCTGGACAGGCAGGACCAGGAGCAGGACTAGTTGACTATGTAAATGGTATTGAATACCAGAATACAGGAACTCTAGCATCTCCAGTTTGGACTAGACAGACTCTTGCGGCTACTGGATTAGCATCAAATCAGATAAGCCCTGCTATTGTGCAGACTATTACTGGACAGATTAGTTCTGCTAATATTATTGCAACAACGGCCGGAGCACTTGGACACGTTAATGGCGTTATAATGGTTCCGGCCGCAGCGGCCAAATCTGTTAATGTTTTATTGAGTGCTACTATTTCGATGGATTTCCTAACGGCCGCTTATACGGCAGGAGGAAATACTACGGTTAATATTGGTGGAGGTGGTGCCGCATTGACTGGATTAGTTAATACAACTACATTCATTCAGGCCGCAAGCGACGTAATCATTAACTTGGTTCCACTTGCAGCAACAAATAATAACTATGTAGTTGGAGCTAATAGTTTGAATCTAGTGACTAGTATTGCTCCGACTAACCCAGGAACGGCCGCTGGTGTTATTAACTATCAAGTAACTTATCAGACAATTCCTGCTCTGCTTGATTAGTTTTATGGAGCTTCGAGAGTCGATTGAAAGTATTAATAAGAAACTAAGAGATGAATTCGGCACAGAACTAAATGGTGACGTAAAGTTTAGAGTAGTTTTTAGTGAAAATCAATATGAAAAGAGATGGACATCATTCACTGATGAAGGATTTGAGTTGCTGAATCCTGAAGTGAGATTGATGCCAAAATATAAGCAATACATTCATGAAAAGTATGTACTTGAAAGATTAGTTCCTGTAGTTGGAGAGACTGATTTGACTACGAAAGTTAGCTACGAACCTGCTTGGGTTTTTATGGATTCTCAAGGTAATTATCTTCCACCATTCTTTGAAGCATGTAAACTAGTTATTGAATCTATGTATGAAAAGATGGGCCGTCCTGGGGTATTTGCTAAGTATAGAGATAAGAATGTAAGCAAAGAGGAAAGATTAGCTGAATTGATGAAAGTTGAAGAACAATTATTTGGGAATGAGAGCCCTGTTACAGACGCTTTAGCATATGGCAGTGGAATTGTTGTTCCTGGAAGTGAAAGGATTCAGTAAATGCCTGAAGAAGTTGGATTGCCTGTGAGAGCTGGTGCTACTCAGATGGAGTTTACTAATAGCTATCTTAATAATAGACGTCTAATTAGATCTCAGAAAAATCCGATGGATATATGTACGATCGTTTCAATATTTCCAAAAGAAGTAACTGAGATCAAACACACTATTGAACCAGGTCATTTCCATATTGGTGCTGGTTCTGTCGATAATCCAGCTATTCTAAAGGTTGGAAGCTCCAGTTGGTGGAAAGATATTGACGTGGACCAGCCTATGCTGGAAATACCTGTGAGTAGCATCCAAGTAGCTAATTCTGTTATTAATGATTATTGCAATGGTATGTTAGGCTGTAACATGAGTGATCTAATGCCTGGATTGTTCTTTGTTCTAGGCTCTGTAACTGTAGTAGATGTTAAGGCTAAGTACAAGAATGAGCTAGATAAGGCTAATGAGAAGCAGAATAACTGGTATAAACTTCTTGTTCGTCTAGCTGATAGTTTGTGGGCTAGATCAAACGGGAACCCATTGGTGATTTGTGATGAAATGAGAATGGCCGCAAAGTCATTGAATTTCAACTCTAAACCTTGGCTTCAGGACTATCAAGCTCCAATGCTTGTTAAGTGCAAGTTTTGTGGTGGTTTGCGTAATCCTGAATATCCTATTTGTCCTGCTTGTAAAGCAATTGACTCTTCTCACCCGTTGGCAAAAGAAATCAAGCTTGCAGTATAATGGCGATAACTTCTAGTCGAACGATTCAAATTCAAGTCTCTGGAGACGTTACTGGAAACCTAATCCAGTCTGCATTAGATAATTCTACATCTATGGGTGAGATTAATCTATATACGATTGTAGGTCCAGGAAATACGGTCATTGCGGCTCCTGGTGGAGTCACTGGGGTAACTATTACTGGATTGACTATTATTCCACCAGCCGGAAATACGTCTGTGATGACACTGAAAGGTGTTGCTGGAGATACAGGAATTCCGTTACATGTTACAGATCCAACTTCTATAGCTATTGATACAAGTTTTGTTAGTTTTGTATTAAGTTCTACTCTTCAGGTTAATGGTGTAAGGATAGCTTGGACGTAATTCATGCCTAGGCCGTCAGACATCATTACGACTGTCGCTACTGTATTAATGAATGACTATGCTCAAACACAATACACTAATACTGTCTGTTTGCCAGCATTGAATTTAGCATTAGATGAGCTTCAAGAAATTTACGAACAGAATGGATTGCCAATCACGAATGAGACAAGTGCTGCAATCACCATATTATCATCAAGTGCTAACACTAAGATAATAACAGATATAGGATTTGATACAGTTCCAGCCCTTCCGTCTGATTTGATTGAAATCCAACAACTTTGGGAATCTCCTACAGGACTTAATCAATGGACTGAAATGGTGAAGAAGGAGTTTATTCCTAACTATCTAAAAGACGGGACTCAAATTGCTCAATTCTTGATTTGGGCATGGGAACATGGCCGCATCAAGCTAATCACAGCGAATCAGAACAATGATCTTAAAATAGATTATACAGCTTCAATGTTCAACACTCCTATTCTAATTAAAGATGTCAATGTAAACCTTCCGTTTGTAGGAGTTAAGACGTATTTGGAGTACAAAACTGGAGCTATCTGTGCTATGTTCATAGCGGAGAATGAATCACGGGCTCAAGCATTAGATTCTCTAGCTGGGACTGCATTGACTAGAGCATTAGGCATTCCGATCAAAGGGATGCAGAGTATTGTTACTAGAAGACGGCCGTTTCGGCATTCGTTTAAGCATCGCGGAGTAAGCTACTGAAATGCCTGTTCGAGATCATACAGAAATAACACTCTCCACATTCAATGGATACTGGAACCGTGGAGATGTTGATACAACACCTATCGACCATTTCTCCGACTGCAACAACATACAATTTGTAGGAAACTCATTCAAAACTCGAGATGGAATCACTATTTCACAAAACGTAGCCGTTCCGCTTTTCAACATCAAGAGAATCTACAACTATCCAACTCAGAATGCTAACACTCTTCTCGTATTAACATGGGATGGAACTACTGGAAATATCTATCATGTAGTGAGCTCAACTCTAGTCTACGGCCCAATATTAACAATTGTTGGAATGTCAGATTTTGCATTCGTTCCATATGCAGGAAGGGCTTATATTTCACCATTTTCAGCAACGGCCCCAATATTAGATCCTCCTAATACTCTGCTAGCAACAGTTCAACTTGGAGTTGGAGTTGATTTTGGAAATCATAACTACGCAGTTACATTCGTCACAGCGGCTGGGGAGACTACTCCGTCCTCACCTGTAACAGTTAATACTTTTGCTCTAAACGCTCAAGTTAACTTGACATCTATTCCAACTAATACTAATACAACTGTTACAGTCACAGCTAGGAATATTTATCGTAGCAAAGCTAATTTGACTGCTCTTCTACTGCTTCATACGTTAGCAGATAATACAACTACTACTTGGCTAGATACGGCAGCAGATGCAACATTAGGAGTTGCTGCTCCAACTGTTAATACTGTATCTCTAGGTGGTGCGTTGATTGATGTGGGATTGTCTGGTCAGTATTTGTACGTATATGCAGGGGACGGAACGGCTGCTAGAGTTGCTGGAGGTAGTGGGATTACTGGAACTATGACAGTAGCAAATGGAATTGCTGGTCATACAGATCCAGGACTGCATATTTTTGGAATAGTCACACAAACACTTTCTGGATATAATTCTCCACCCGGAGCTTTAGTTAGTTTTACAACTTTAGCTACAAACTCTGTCAGTTTTGGTACTATTCCAACTTCTGGAGATCCAACTGTTGTTAAAAGGTTGTTGGTAGCGAGCAAGGCTATTGATCCAACTGTATTTGCTGCTAGTCCTAATCTAACTGGTTATCAACTATTCTTTGTTCCTGGAGCTGTTATCAACAACAATACAGACACATTCTTGAATAACATCTCATTCTACGATGCTGATTTGTTAGCCGATGCTTCCGGATTGTTAGATAATTATACGTCAATTCCGGCCGGGGCCGTTCTGAGCTTATATCATGAAAGGCTAATCGTAGCGGCTACGGCTACAGACATATCATTGATGCTTATTAGCCAACCAGGAGATCCAGAAACAATTAGTCAGATTACCGGACTGATTGTAGCTCCGTTAGATGGAAATCCTATCACTAATGCACAAGAGATGAGAGATGTTCTATACGTATTTAAGAGATCTAGAACTCTAGCATATGCTGATAATGGTGGAGATCCGTCTTCGTGGCCGCAAACAGTTATCGACAATGCATTGGGAACATGTGTTCACGGCATTGCTACAGTTTTAGACTCTGGAAGCTCATCAATTGATTATTTGATTGTTTGCACATATCAAGGAGTTAGCCAGTTTAACGGGAAATATGTAGTTCCTGAGTTATCTTGGAAGATTGAAGCTTTCTGGAAGACTATGGATAGAACTAAATTTGATATTATTCAGATAGTTAATGCTCCAATTCAGAAGAATATCTACATTGTATTGCCGACTAGGAATATGCTGATTGGAAACTATGCGAATGGAATGGACTCTAAGAATATTAGATGGAGTCCTTGGTCTTTTACTATGCCAGTTAATAGTGTAGCGATTCAAAATATTTCTGATATTATTCTCGGGATGAATCTCACATAGAATACGAGCGCCAAAGGCGATGCCAACAGTAACATTAACTCTCGGTGGAGTTTCTACTAACTATGCTCTTACTCCACCATTCTCCAATTATTGGACTACTACAACTATTATTGGACAGACTAATCCTGCTGGAAATGATGGCAAACTTTGGATTGTAGAGGCTAATACTTTTGCTCCAACATTTGCTGTCATCGTTTCTGCTACTCTAAATATTGTAACTGCTTATGCTGGACATACTAGTTCTAGAACTACAATTGCTTTATACGAAGCCACTTCGAGTACAGATTATGGAGCTAGTGAAAATCCCCCAGCTCTATCTATTGGTGTTTATGGATCTACTGGTGGTCTTCTTATGGGGACATATGCAGTACCATTAAGTACTTGGCCGTTAGCTTCGGCATATCCGTATATTGGTTATTATATTAATACAGCAAATACTGGTGGTATTGGTATTTTAATAGGAGTTACATCAGCAAACGTCGTAGTTGTCTATGA